CGTGATATCATGGGTGATATCTTAACAATTATTTTAAAATATAACGTAAGCGATAAAAAAGATGCAGGAAAGTCTAGAAATAACGATATTGAAAAATCTGGTAACTAATGATGAATTTTCACGCAAAGTTATACCGTTTATTAAAGAAGATTATTTTTCTGATCGAGTAGAAAGAAAAGTTTTTGAAGTTATTAATGATTTCATGCAAAAATATCATAAATCACCAACAAAAGATGCTGTTGTAATTGAAATAGGCGACATAGCATCTTTTAGTGAAACAGAATATTCTGATGCAAAAAATCTGGTAAAAGAAATTTTTATCGAATCAGAACCACCAGAACCCGTCTGGTTAATGGAAACAACAGAAAAATTTTGTAAAGATAAAGCAATCTACAATGCTGTTCTTGAATCTATCCAAATTATTGATGGACAGAAAAAAGAAAGCAAAAATCATTTACCCAAATTGCTGCAAAATGCACTTAGTGTATCATTTGATGCACACATTGGACATGACTATATTGAAGATGGTGATGAAAGGTATGATTTTTATCATAAAAAAGAAGACAAAATCCGATTTGATTTGAGTTATTTTGATACTATAACAAACGGTGGAATTCCGAATAAAACACTAAATGTCATTATGGCAGGCACGGGTGTTGGAAAATCTTTGTTTATGTGTCATCATGCAGCATGTTGTCTTTCACAAAGCAAAAATGTTTTGTATATCACATGTGAAATGGCTGAGGAAAGAATCGCTGAAAGAATAGATGCAAATTTAATGGATATCACAATGGACGATCTGCGGCAGTTGTCAAGGGATATGTATCAGGCAAAATTGCGAAAAGCAACAATGGGTATTACAGGAAAGTTGATCATTAAAGAATATCCAACAGCAACGGCGAATGTCAACCATTTTCGATCACTGTTCGAAGAATTACAATTAAAAAAGAATTTTAAACCGGATATTGTATTCATTGATTATTTAAATATTTGTGCAGCGGCAAGATACAAAAATGGTGCTAACGTAAATTCCTACATGTATGTTAAAGCAATTGCTGAAGAGATCCGTGGATTAGCAGTAGAGTACAATGTCCCTATAGTCACAGCAACCCAAACAAACAGGACCGGATTTGTTAGTACAGATATCGGATTGGAAGATACATCAGAATCATTTGGTTTACCGGCTACTGCAGATTTAATGGTCGCCTTGATATCCACAGAAGAACTAGATAATTTAAATCAGATTCTTGTAAAACAGTTAAAAAATAGATACGGTGATCCTACTAAACCAAGAAAGTTTATTTTAGGGATCAACAAGGGGAAGATGAAGCTATTTGATGTTAATACAAGCGAGCAGGAAGATCTAACGTGTTCTGGACAAGAAGAACTAAACGAATTGGAAAACAAATTCAATTCAGAAAAATTTACTGAATGGAAGATCTAAGGAGAAAACTTATGGATCCAAATAACATAAATGAAAAATTCCAAGACGAATTTAATACACCATTAGATGAAGAAAAAGTTAATTTAAGTGATAATGAAACATCGAAAGATAGCAATGAACTAGATGAGTGGCGAGAGTGGGCATTGTCTTATGAAGATGAAAATGGCGATGTGACTGACTGCGATTGAATTTAGTTTTTTATTATGAGTATAATTTTAGACAAAAAATTTATAAATTTAGCATCAGGGATGCTCCGGAATTTCAAATGGAAACGAAATTCTTTGGCTAATTGCTCATGTCCTATTTGTGGAGACAGCAAAAAGGACAAAAAGAAAGCAAGAGGCTATTTTTATGAAAAACATGCTAGATTTTTTTATAAGTGTCATAATTGTGGACACTGGTCAAACCTATATAAATTTTTGTCCGCTGTTAATCCGCAACTTGCAAAAGAATATTCGCTAGAAAGCATAAGAAACAATGCTATTCCTGTACAGTCACCAAAAAAGAAAGAAGTACCCATAAAAAAGAAAAATCCACCTAGAGATAAACACAATATTTTAAATGATCTTGTGTGTTTAAGTGATCTTAAGAAAGATCACCCGGCAGTTGAATTTGCCAATATTAGGATTATACCAAAACAACACTGGGGGATTCTTTATTATACTGAAGATTTTGGTGCACTAATGAAAAGAATGGATCCGGAAACGCCTGCTGTTGGAGCAGAACCCAGACTGGTTATTCCGTTCTTTAACAGTCATGGAGATGTTGTTGCTGTTCAGGGACGGGCGATTAATATGACTAGTGAAAGCAATGCACGAAAAACAATTAAATATTTAACTGTAAAATCAGATAAAAGCATCGATAGATTGTGGTATGGTTTGTGGAGATGCAATCCAAAGAAAAGAATTTATGCTGTTGAAGGACCGATTGATAGTTTATTTTTAAAAAATGCTGTCGCAATGGTGGGTGCAGGATCAATCGGTCAAACACCCATTAGACTTGAAGAAACAGATCTTGTTTATGTCCTTGATAATGAACCAAGAAATAAACAGATTGTACAATATAATAAAAAACTTATTGAAATGGGTAAAACAGTTTGTATTTGGCCGCCTAAAATAAAAGAAAAAGATATCAATGATATGGCATATAAGATTTCAACTCGTGAAATTAAAAAATTGATAGATGAAAATGCATTTTCAGGTCTTGAAGCAAAAGTTAAACTAATGGAATGGCGGAAAGCATGAGAGAAGTGAGAAGGATAAAAGTATTAGACAAAGGACATGTAGACCTTATTGACTACATGGGAAACGATATCACGGTTGTAAATGCAGCACGTGTTAGTTTCAATACTAGATCTGAATATGAATTGGACATAGAAGGTTTTGAACGCGTTCAGGTAAACGGGAACAAAGAACACTTTAAAGGTGAATTCCTGAAAATGTCTAAAAAAGATGAAAAACTAATCAAATATCTTGCATCACATAACCATTGGACACCTTTTGGTCATCCGCAAATCACTCTTAGAATTAAAGCACCCATCAGCATTCGTACTCAATTCTTTAAGCATAAGCAAGGTTTTGTGGAAAATGAAATTAGTCGCAGGTATGTTTCAACCGAGCCCGAATTTTACATTCCTCAATGGCGAAATAAACCAAAAGAGGACACAAAGCAGGGAAGTGATGGCTTTATTGATATTAGTTCAAAATCTTCAAGATCATTTAATTCTGCAATTAAAAAATGCCAAGATGCTTATGATCAACTGATCAAAGAAGGTATTGCACCAGAGCAGGCAAGATTTGTTTTACCTCAGGGTATGTACACCGAATGGTATTGGACTGGATCTCTTGCTGCATATGCTAGATTTTATTCCCTTCGGTCGGCTGACTATGCACAATGGGAAATACGGGAGTATGCTGATGCTGTTGGTCAAATGATTGGCAGCCTATACCCAATTTCTTGGAAATATTTGACAGCGAAAGAAAAATAACTAAATACCTTTGTCTGCTAGTCGGCAAAAAGGAATCATGAAATATGTGTGAATACCTCCCTACTCCTTATCAGCAGTTTATCCATTTGTCTCGATATAGCAGATGGATTCCTGAACTAGATCGTAGAGAATCTTGGGAGGAAACGATCAACAGATATTTCGGTTTTTTTGTTAATCATCTCCGAGAAAAATGCAATTATAATATAGATAAAAAAACTCTCAACGATTTAAAATCAGCCGTTTTGAATCTTGAAGTCATGCCATCTATGCGGGCATTAATGACTGCTGGTGATGCACTAGAAAAAGATAATGTAGCAGGATACAATTGTGCTTATCTGGCAGTTAACCGTGTCAGAGCATTTGACGAATTGCTTTACTTGTTAATGTGTGGTACAGGTGTTGGTTTTAGTGTTGAACGTGATTATGTTAACAGGCTTCCCACCATTGCAGAAGAATTTGATGATTCGGATACAACAATTGTAGTACAAGATTCTAGAATTGGTTGGTGTAAAGCATATAGAGAGTTGATTTCTCTTCTTATAACCGGTCGTGTTCCTAAATGGGATTTAAGTAGAGTTCGTCCTTCTGGTTCAAGATTAAAGACATTCGGTGGTCGATCTTCCGGACCAGAGTCCATGATTGACTTGTTTAAATTCACAGTCGGTGTTTTTAAAACGGCTGCTGGAAGAAAATTGACCTCAATTGAGTGCCATGATCTTTGCTGTAAGATTGCGGAGATTGTTGTTGTGGGTGGTGTCCGTCGAAGTGCATTGATTTCTCTTTCATCTTTAACTGATGATCGAATGAGAACTGCTAAACACGGACAATGGTGGGCGGTAGAACCACAACGAGCACTCAGCAACAATTCTGCCTGTTACAAAGAAAAACCCGATACGGGGATTTTTATGAGCGAGTGGCACTCTCTTTATAAAAGTAAATCCGGGGAAAGAGGCATTTTCAACAGAGCAGCAGCACAGGCCACTGTAGAAAAACTCGGCGAAAACAGAAGAGATCCCAATCATGAATTTGGAACCAATCCTTGTTCTGAAATTATACTTAGAGATCGCGAATTCTGCAATTTATCGGAAGTTGTTGCAAGAGAAGATGACACAATTAAATCTCTTCTTAGAAAGATCAGGCTTGCAACAATTCTTGGTACTTGGCAATCTACTTTAACTGATTTTAGATATATTAGCAAAGAATGGAATAATAATTGTGAAGAAGAAAGGCTGCTCGGGGTGTCTCTTACAGGCATTATGGATAGTCCTGTGCTTAACGGGAGCAATGGTATGGATCATCTTTCTGATGATCTTTCTAAACTCCGCAATGAAGCAGTAAAAACAAACAAAGAATGGGCAAAAAAGTTAAAAATCCCACAGTCTGCTGCTGTTACTTGTGTTAAACCATCAGGTACAGTATCACAGTTGGTTGATTCTGCCTCTGGTATCCATTCACGGCACAACCCATATTATATTCGCACTGTTCGTGCAAATACTAAAGACCCCCTCTGCCAGATGATGATTGAGCAGGGTTTTCCTTGTGAACCGGATGTAATGAAACCGGATACAACAATGGTATTTTCTTTCCCGGTCAAATCACCGAAAAATGCAACGTTTAGACAGGATAAAAATGCTGTTGAACAATTAAATCTATGGCTTATTTACCAAAAATATTGGTGTGAGCATAAACCGTCCGTTACAATATCTGTTAAAGAAGACGAATGGATGAGTGTAGGCGCATGGGTCTACGAGAATTTCGAAGAGGTATGTGGAGTTAGTTTTTTACCTTTCTCCGA